AGCGGCAATTACACGACAAGCTACAGAAAATAGTATAGGGGTATCTACTGCACCTACATCTACTGCACCTATTACCAGCCTTAAACCTAAACTACGTCCTACTAGTAGAAGTTTTAGGGTAGAGCTTACTCAAGCCGATCAAGAAACAGTAAATTCTATTCTTAATAATATTGCAGGATTAGGCCCAAATGATCCAACTGTTACATCCTTTAATGCTCAAAATCCAACACCAGAAGCAAAACGGGCAGCTATTGAAGGTTTAGTTAGACTAAATAACGAGTACAAATTAACAGGTAATGCTTCTCTATTTAATAAAACTGAAAAAGCATTATTACTTATAAATGAAATTGGCCCAGAAAATATAGATAATATATCTATTTCAGAAGTAGAAAATAAAAATAATAAAGTTAATGCAGATGCAATAAGTCAAGCCAAAAAACTTTCAAATGTACAAAAAAATGTAGTTCCTCCTAACAAGCAGTCTTTATATACAGGTGCTACCACAGAAGGGTATGGAATAAATCAAGTAGACCCTAGGTTAGCTGATGCTGTAAGATCACGCCAAACAGAATTTGGTCCCAATTATACTGGACCGCCCCCTTCTGCTCCTTTTGACATTCCAAAATATATTGGGGGTGTGGGAAAGGTTACTAACTTAGGATCACCTATTCCGGGCAAAGGTGATTTGACAAATTATCTCGGTGGTGAGCGGTACAATCCTACAAGTTCTCTTGGTCTTGATCCAGCCCCCATGCGACAACAGCCAGAATCTCAACCTGATAATAATATCAAATTGCCTGACATTTATACGTCAGGACAAGTACCTTTAACACAAGCAGGTGCGCTAGATGACATGATTGCACGTGCGCCTGTTAGAACTAGTACTTTTACAGGCGAAGTAGGTAATCAATATGCATTTGACTCTAGTAGAGCTAATGATGCTAAATTAGCTACTGAAGCAGAGGATGCTGGTAGATTTGACCAAGCCGCACAAACACCTGCAGTAACAAAAATAGACCCACGTAATTTTATTTCTAGTGGCGGTATGTCTGATATGGTACAACAAACACAAGAAAGAGCAGATGCATTAAGAGAACAAACACAAGAAAGAGCAGATGCATTAAGAGAACAGTCACTTACTATGCCTTCTCAAACACAACAAGCATTTAGAGTACCCACTGCAGGTACTGTTACTGGACCTAGAGGCGGTTATACACAAACAGAATTACAAGATGTTCAAGCACAAAGGGAAGCTGCAGCACTTCAAACAAAACCTGCTACTCCTGATTATTTTCGTGATGAAATGGAAGGTTTTGAAAAAGGTGATGTAACAGGATTTTTAGAAACTCCTGCACAAGCTAGAGCCAGAGAAGCACAGACACAACGGGCTAGAATACAAACACGTAATAAAGAAATTGCTGCAGCAACAGCTTTAATACCAGAGCGTATTAAAGACTCTAGTTATTATAATGATCAAGTTAAAGCTGGCTTTACAGGTAGTACTACAGGTGGTTATGCTGTAGGTAAGATTGCTGATAGTGATGGTGATCCATCAGGTGTTGTACAAAAAGCGGATGGTAAGGTTACTAAAGTTAGAGATTTAAAAGGTTATGAAGGTCTTAAAGGCACTCAACGTGGTGCTATGACAGTATTTAGTGATGCTCAAGGTACTAAGTTTGTTAAAAGTACATTTGGTAAAAAAACTAAACTAGACGGTTCTGATTATACAGGACCGGGAATTACACAAGCAGATAAAGGTAGAGGAAATACTATTTTTCAAAGTGCTGCAAATGTCCTTACACCGGGAGATGGTAAAAGTTATGTTGGTGGAGAATTAGTAAAAGATAGTGATAGTGGCGGAAGTAGTAGCAAAAGCAGTTCTTCATCTGGTCGTACAGTAGCTGAAATACAAGCAGATATTAATAAAGAAGTTGGTGGAGGTAAGGCTTGGACTTCTAAAGCTAATGACTTAGTTGCAGAAAGAGAAGCTGCTAAAAAAGCTAGTAGTGGTGGCGGTGGAGATGGTGGTGGCTCTTCCTCTAGCACTACTAGCTCTTCATCTAATAAACAATCTGGTACAGGATTTTTTAGAGGCGCTGATGAATCTGGTAATACAGGATCCGATAGCTCTAAAGGTGGATACTCTTGTTATGTAGCTACAGCGTTATCTGAAAAAGGTTACTGGTCACATACACAAAAAATAAAATTAATTAAGTGGTGTATAGAAGCTAAACCAGAAGGCAAGCTAGATACTGTACTATGGAGAAATGGATATTGTATTTTTGGTAAAAATATTATTGCACCAAAAGTAGATAATAAAATTATTCAGTGGTTGTCAAACGGATTTTATCATGCTACAATTAGTAATAAAAAAACCTTACAAGCAATACTTGGTAAGTTGTTTTTTATTATTCCCTCTTACACTATTGGTATTTGGAAAGCTCTACGAGGTAGCCTTGTAGATATTGAAAGGACTTAACGTGGCAAAAGAATTAGATGAGTATAAAGCAAGTGTAGTAGATAGACTAATAAATTTAAATGAAGAAGAAACAGAAATTATAAAAGGTTTATATGGCACACCAGAATTAATTACAATTTCAAAAGTTATTGGACCTGAAGTAACAAAAGCATTGGCAGATGCTATTAATAGTATATCTGGCAACCCAGTTGAAAAGAAACGTGGATTAGCAGCACGTAAGTAATTTGCTAATTAGAACTGGCTTACCCACTCCCCTTACAACACAGGCTACGGTGGCCCCAGTAAATAGGAACTAAAATGGAAAACCAAATAGTAGAGGCGCAAGAACCGCCCAAGTCAATGATGATGCAACGTAAAAGTAGAGTGCATGAACGTGTAGAGGAAGACGAAAAAGAACTACGTGAGTTAATGGCAGAGCGTGAAGGTGCAGAAAAAGAAGCTGAAGTACAGGCCAAAGAAGATGCAGAGCCAGAAGGTGCAGAAGAAAAGAGTTATAAGAAACGCTATGCTGATTTACGTAGAGGATCACAGAAAGCAAAGGCAGACTTAGAGGCTCGTATTACCACACTAGAGTCGCAGTTAAAACAAAGTACTGCACAAGAAATTAAACTACCTAAGTCAGATGAAGACATAGATGCATGGGCAAGCCAGTATCCAGATGTAGCTGCTATTGTTGAAACTATTGCTATTAAGAAAGCACGTGAACAACAAGAAGGTTTACAGGAACGTATTAAAGAAATTGATACATTACGGGAAAGTGCATCACGTGAAAAAGCAGAAGTAGAATTACTTAAAGCTCATCCTGACTTTGGTGAGATACGTGACAGTGATGAGTTTCACAACTGGGCAGAAGAACAGCCTAAGTGGGTACAAGAAGCACTATACGAAAATGATAATGATGCAAGGTCTGCAGCACGTGCTATTGATTTGTACAAAGCAGACATGAACATCAAGACAAAAAACCCTAGCAGTAACAAAGAAGCTGCTAAGTCGGTGAATACTCGTAATACACGTGGTCAACCAAACGCTACATCTAACAATACTAAAATGTCTGAGTCACGTGTTAATAAAATGTCTACTAAAGAATACGAGAAACATCAAGATGAGATCATGGATGCTATTAGAAAAGGTGAATTTATTTACGATATTTCTGGTAGCGCACGATAAAAAGACTTGACAAGTCTTAAATAAAGAATATAACTATATACAACAGGTTTAACACAGCCCCCTACTTATTTGGACTACCTGTGTTAAATCTACTTTCACAAACATGAATAGTGCTAACGACTACCTAAAGTCTTGTGGCCCGTTATGTAAAAGGTCGGCCAACTTTTTACAATAATGTTACCCAAAAGAATTAGCCTCATTAATTACATTTAAGTTTGTATCTGTGTCTTAATGCAAAGGAATAATACAATGGCATTTACGACAGCTTCGGGCTATGGAAATTTACCTAATGGTAATTTTAGCCCAGTCATTTACAGCAAACAGGTACAACTTGCCTTCCGCAAGTCTACTGTTGTTGGAGATATTACTAACTCTGATTATTTCGGAGAAATCAGTGGTCAAGGCGATACCGTCAAGATCATCAAAGAACCCGAAATCTCTGTAAGCGAATATGCACGTGGCACAAATGTCACAGCGCAAGATTTGCAAGACGAAGATTTCTCATTGGTCATTGACAAAGCAAACTATTTTGCTTTTAAGATGGACGATATTGAAGAAGCACACTCACATGTGAACTTCATGGACCTTGCAACAAGTCGTGCTGCATATCGTCTAGCTGACAACCATGACCAAGAAGTTCTTGGCTACATGTCAGGTTACGCACAGTCTGCTAATCACAGTGCCGCTGGTGCTTTGAATACAACTGTCAATGGCACTAAAGCAGTATCAACTGCTGGTTCTAACGAACTGCTTTCCTCTATGCAACTGCATAAGGATGACTTCGGCAATATCACTACAGCCTCTGCGGGAACACACTCTATCCCTCTGGCTGCACGTTTGCCCGGTGCTACTGCACTTCCAACTGCTACGGCTTCACCAGCAATGGTTGTTGCTCGTATGGCTCGTTTGCTTGATCAACAGCAAGTTGACAAACAAGGCCGTTGGATTGTAGTTGATCCAGTATTCATGGAACTGCTTGCTGATGAAGATTCACGCTTCATGAATGCAGACTTCGGTGAATCAGGTGGATTGCGTAATGGTTTAACCATTAACAACTTCCACGGCTTCCGTGTATATTCCTCGTCTAATCTACCAGCGGTAGGTACAGGACCGGGAACTACAGGTTCTGCCAACCAACTTGCTAACTTTGGTGTTATCGTAGCTGGTCATGATTCTGCTGTAGCAACTGCCGAGCAGATCAATAAGACAGAAACATATCGTGACCCTGACAGCTTTGCTGACATTGTTCGTGGTATGCATCTATACGGTAGGAAGATTCTTCGTCCAGAAGCAATCGTTACTGCCCGTTATAACGCAGCATAAGGGAGTAACATAATATGGCTACGTTTGATATGACTTCCGTTGATACCGCTGGTGTTGGGGCAAATATTCTTGCTGTTCCAACTAATGTTGGTAACACCGTACGAACCGTTGAGGCAATCTTAGATATTGACGCTATGATTGCTGCTGGCGCAACCATTGCTAATGGCGATGTTTTTCAGCTTCTTGAAATCCCTGCTGAGTCATTTGTCCTATCTGCTGGTGCAGAAATCATGAAATCTTTCACGGCTTCTTGTACTGCAGATATTGACTTTGGCGGTGGTGATGACATCATTGACGGTGCTGACTTGACTGCTGCTGCAGGTACGTATCTTGCAAAAGGTACTAATGGCTATACCAATACTGTTGGTACTGGTGCAGCTTCAACACCTCATGCAGACTTTCATGCTACATCACTAGCTTGTGTTGCTGCTTCGGATACCATTGATGTAACAATCGCTGGTGCTGCTGCTGCAACTGGACGCCTTCGTGTCTATGCAGTAGTTGCAGATGTTTCAGCTGCAAAAACTGAGGCTGCTGTTGCATCACGTGACTTGGTGTAATAAAAACTTATACTTTGGGGCTGGCTATATGCTGGCCCCATTAGTGTATCAAATTTACGACTCAAGGAAACAAAATGAAAAAACGTAAGTATGCATTGGGTGGTAATGTAACACCTATGGAAGATAATGATAAATATAAAAGTTCTTCCCTTAATAAGTTTAGCCAAGGTATGATGTCTGCTAAAGGACAAGGTGCATCTATGGGATTAAATAAAGGCGGCTATATAAATTGTGGTGCATCTATGAAACCTACACAAAAAAATACTTCTAAGAGTAGTTAAAAATGGCAAGCATTCAGTTTAGAACAGAAAGTAAGTTTGCTGCAGTAACAGGTAACTCAGCTAGTACTACCAATTCTCCTGACAATGCTACATTATTATTTACTTGCCCTAGTAATCATGAAGCAGAAGTAGTTTATATTTTAGTTTCTAATGATCAGTCTTCTAATTCTAATATTGGAATACAAGTATATCATGCAGATGATACTGAATACCATACTTTAGTTTTAGAAGAACAAATAACAGGTAGAGCTAGTACACAATTTATTGGTTCTGGCCCCCTTTATTTACATGCAGGTGATAAGATATTAATACACAGAATTACAAGTAGTCATAACTTTAGTGCTACTCTTTCTTGTAGAGTATATTTTTCACCAGCTAATCGCACATAATAGAGAGCAATATGTCAACATTTTTAAATCTAACAAATGAGTTATTGAGGCGTTTGAATGAAGTTCAAATTGACCAAGCTGACTTTGGCACTGTAAAGAATGTACAGGCATTAGCTAAAGATGCTATTAATTCTTCTATTCGTGAGATACTACAGGATGCTCAAGAGTGGCCTTTTACTCTTACAACTTATGAGCAAACTTTAGTTGCGGGTACAGGACAGTACTCTTTTCCTGCAGATTACTCTAAAGCAGATTGGGATACTTTTTATATCAATAGGCTTACAAGTGAAAGCAATACCCCTAGAAAATTATCTCTTTTAACTTACGATCAATACTTATCTAATTATAGAACTATTGAAGATGTTAATGGTGAAAGTGGCAGGGCTGATCCTTACTTTG